TTGTACTGCTTGGCCAGCTGCTCTCCGCTGCCGCCCTTGTCCCGCTGCAGGCCGTCGTGCGGCCATGCAATCGGCACCCAATCGCCGCGCGAACGCACAGCCATCGAGTGGCCAGCGATGCCGGGCTCACTGCGTCTGTAGCAGTCGGTCACGTAGAGCGTGTCGCTGTCCTTGTCCCAAGCCATCCAAACGACGGCCGTCGGGTGATCGACGCCGAAATCGATCGCCGCAAGTTTTGCCCAGTGAGGCGGGATCGGGAATGCCCGGATCTTGATCGCCTCCTCGACCACTGGGAAGACCCGGCCAGATCCCAGAATGGGGATGCCCTTGGCCCGTGCTTCGCGCTCATGCTCAGGGTAGCTGGCAATGATCGCATCGGCCTGCTCCTGGGTGTAGTGCTCGGCGTCGCTGATCGTCATGTTGGTCACGTTAGACCCGGCTGGTTTCTCCAGCAAGAACCGCTTGACCACTTCGGACATGCCGAGCAACGGCGTAAACGTCACGAAGACCTGACCGGCCGTGGCGTTCGTCCGTGTCAAGCCCTCAGAATAGATTGGCAGCGGTGGCTCTTCGTCAAACCAGACTAGGTCCACTGTGTCGGCCTGCCACTTGGTGCGGCCTTGGTCGTAGCTGTTGAACTGGATCACGCTGTCTTCGCCGCATTCGTGGCGGACCACAATGCTTGAGACCGCATCGGGCACGCCCTGCTTCATGCTGGTGTCGCGCACGCAGTCAAACGGAATGGCGCCAGTGCCCCACTCTTCCCGCATCTCTGGCGGACCGAGCAGCAAGCGCTGAATACCCTTGCGGGTCAACTCGGCTGATTCAGATCCAACCATGCAGCGAATGGCGTAGTTGTATCGCCGGCCCTTCCACCACGATGGGTAGCGGCCTGTCGTGTGCATCGCGACCTCGAAGGCCCCGGCCCACGTCTTGCCAAGCTGGTTGCCTGCCATGAACAAGCGCTCACGGAAGTCAGCGCCAGCATTGTGAAACTCAACCTGCTTCTTGTACGGTGCGTACATGGCCAGTCGATTGCGCTTGGCCCTGATGTCTTTCAGGCGCAGCAGCTCGTACAGCTCGCGCTTCTCGTCGTCGTCCAACAGTGTGGTATCGATGCGATCGAGTTGAATCATCTCGCAGCCTTTGCCAGTAGCATGTTTAACCGATTGTCCAGCTGCTCACTGGTCAGGTCCAGCGTGCCGGACATCTTGACCTCAATGCTTTTCAGCTTTGGTTGCGTGTATTGCAGAAACTCATTGAGCGTTCGCATGCGCGTGTCAACGTCAAGCAGCGGGATCATGACGGCCTTGCCTTCGTTGTCAAGCACCTGATGGCCACCGCGCATCATTGGGATCGTGGCCTTCAAGGCCTTGGCGATCTCAACGGCAGGGTCGAGCCCCTCCTCGATACAAGCCTCGGCAACAGCGCGAAGGTTGATTCGATGCGGCGCGCGGCTCGTGCTGGCACTCTTGCTCACTGGGTGAGCGCGACCAGTCTTGGCTGCTGTCGGAAACGCCAGATCGTCCATGGTCGCCAGCTTAGGTGGCGCCCCGGCTAAGTCGGCGTTACGACTTGGATTTCTTCTGCTTGCCATCGTTCATTGCCTTTCGCACCAGTCCTTCGTTTCTTGCGCTGATCGCCTTTGCCTTGGCCTTGGCGTCAGCTTTGCTGCTGGCACCCCAAGCCTTGAGGCTGAGCAACAAACGCGTTGGCTCTCCGTTCTTACGTTCAGGGCCGGGCATATTGCCCATGCGCGCCAAGAAGGAAGCACGGCGAGGATTGTCGCCGGACTTGACTGGAGCTTTGAGGTTCATCCCCTCCGCCTTTGCGCTGGCACGGCCCTTTTCGTTCAAGCCACCTGATGGTGACTTGCCCTCTTTGCGTTGCCAAGCGGGGCTCTTCACTTCATCGCCTTTTTGATCAGGCCGGTTTTAGCCGTCTTGGCCGACTCAACAAAGTCCGCTTTTGTCGGCGCGCCCTTATCGCCGGGCTGGCGCATGCGCTCATCCGAGCCAGAGGCTATGCGTGCCCTCTTGGCTTGGATGTTGGCGTACAAGCCGGGCTTGGCCATTAAATCATTCCGTTGATGATGCCGTTGTTGAAGCCAACGGGTGCCTTGGCCATGCCGCCCTTGTAGGCTGGCTGCGTAGCGTTCGTGCCGGGCATTGGTACAGACACCTTGCCGGGGATCTCGCCCTTGCCTTGAGTCTGATTGCCACCGCCGCCAATGGCTGCGCCGGGCATCTTGGCTGCATTGCCCGTCATGCCGCCGGCTGCGCGCATTTTGTTACGTGATTCTGGGTTTGAGTAGTCTTGCATGTGTAGCTCCTTGCGATTAGGCCATAAGGCCCGGTTGGGGTTTGCGGCTGGCCGCCTCTTCATTCCACATCTGGCCGTATTCCTCGGGGCCTTCCATGGTTTGTTCTTGGGAAGTCTCGCCGGCTTCTTCAGCCAGCATATTGTCCACGTATTCACGGCACTCAGCGATGGTCTCGCACATATAAGGCTCGCCGCCTTCGCTGCTTGAAACCATGACTGTGCCGTCATCCGCCATTTCGATCGTAATTGTCTTGGCCATGAGGGCTCCAGATGTGCAAAAAGCCGCATAAATTGACGGCTTTTCTTAGGGGTTTGTTCGCCTTTGAGCGGGCGCACCTGCGCACGCAGAGAATATACCAACGGGATTTTCGGGTCAAGTGGGAAAACTCAACTATTTTTAGTTGCATAAAAACAACGCTTTTAAATTATTTCAGTTGTATTTGCGCAACATTAAAGAAAGTAGTTGACAGTGCCTGTCACTGTGCTACATTTGAGTTGTTGGTTGATTGTTCTTTGTTCTTGCTTCCCCGCCCAGCCAACAAGGGGATACGTTCCAGACGACCGAGAGATGTTCTGGTTAGACAGAGTCCACGAGGGCAAGAGTCTTGAGGCGGTGAGCTAAACCGGTACGTAAAGGTCCTTAATCGGGCACGTTGGTAATCCCCCGCCCACAACTAATGCCAAGCGTGCTTGGCATTGGCGGCGTATTCAGGCGGCCGTGACAGCTTGATATTTTTTAGGAGTTTTAAATGGCAAGTAGATTAACTCTCAAGCAGCTTTACCTTGGTCAATTGATTGTGCGCGGCCCACACGCTGACGCTCAGGTCTACACCGTGGCTGCAATACGGGGCTTCAACATTTACGTTGTTTGGTTCGAAGGCAAGCGCATGAGCGGCCAGTGGACAGACTACGGTGATTGCTACAAACCAACGCTTGCTCAGATTGAGTACAGCATTGCTGCTAACGGTCGTTTGGCTTCAGGCCAAGACATCAAGGACCTTGATTTGGTCTAACTTTTTAGGAGATTGATATGCCAGTTGTTTTTCTGACAATTAAAAATGTTTACGGTGTTCCCAAGATTTACCCTGATTCAAGCAACAGCACTGCGTTGCGGCTTGCCAAGTTGATTGGCACTAGGACCTTCAGCGCACAACAAGTTGCTGACATCAAGGCCCTTGGCTTTGAAATTCAATACAGCAACGCTTATGTTGCTGCTCAGGTTTAACAGGAAATCATCATGAGATATCGCAACGAACCCATCAACGTTCAGATCGTCAAGTTGGACATGCCGCTGGTTGAAGTAGGCGGCAAACGCTTCGACACTTTGCGCGAAGACTTTTACGACAACGCGGTCAACCTAACCGTCAACGCTCGCCGGTTTATCCCGGTCTTTTCACCGTACGACATCGCGCTCAGCGGTGGCGAACCTTATTCTGTTTGGAGGTAATTATGGAATCTTTGCAATCGCGTTATCAAATCTACGTGGCCTGTGCCAAGTCGCTCGGTTGGCCAATCAAATCTTTTGAAGAGTGGCTCAACTCTTAATCCCAGCGTGCTGCACCGTGACAGGGTGTAGTGCAGTGTGATTAACACTCCGATCCAGCCGGATGCTGGTGTGCCTTTTGGAGATCATCATGGCAAAAGCAATCATTCAGGCGATTACCGCCGACGACATCGATACCTTGGGTATCTTGCTGGCTGACATCAGCCGGTTAACCGATGCTGCTGACGCGATCAAAACGCGTTTAAAAGAAGGTGGTTTGGATAGCTACGACGGCGAGGTGTTTCGCGCTGTTGTGGTTAAGCAAGACCGCACCAGCTACGACCCACGCAAGGTCGAAGCGTTTCTTGGCGACTTTATTACTGAGGTCGAAAAGATTAGCAAAGTGACCAGTGTCAAAGTCACTGCTCGCAAAGCATGAGGGTGGCAGTCATGGAATACAAAGTCGATGACTGCCCGGGCGACGACGATCGCCTGCCCTGCTGGTTCGTTTACAAATCAATTGCTGGGTCGAATGTCTCGCCCATCATTGAAAAGTTTTACGGACCCGACGCTGAGTTTGACGCCCGTCTTTCCGCTGATTGGCTTAACAACGCACCCGTAGAAGTGGGGTGCGAGTTTGATTGAGGAGTGCATCATGAGAGTTGTTTACAGGGCCCCTTCGGCCACCGTGTTCTACGAATTCGAATACGAAGAATTCGTTGTGAAGTTTTATCGCGAAGGCGTCTACCTCGAAGAGGCGGACTACTTCACCACAGATCGCGCTGAGGCGATCGAAACCGCATTGTCTTTTACTGAGGAGGTTTGAAATGACACGCGCTGAGTTTTACAAAACCTACGGTTCAATGAGCTTTCCGTACTATCCAAAAGAGCTCCGGGCTGTAAGCCCTGTGACTGGTGCTTTCGAGACTTTCAAAATCGAAAGTGGTTTGGCCATGACCTTCCGACGCGTTCTGGAAGAAGAAGGTTACACAAGAGTGGAGGCGATATGATCTTTCGCACCTACCTTGTGACTGTGACGCCCAAGTTTATGTCTTGGAATTGCAACCCGTACACGACGCCGGTCAGTGCTGCCAGCCGCAGTGCTGCAATCAAAATCGTTCGTCGTGAATACAACGAAAACTGTGGTTGGACCAACGGTCCTGCTACCTATACCGCTTGCCTCGAAAGGAATTGAAATGAACAATGAAATAAGAATGTACGGCTGCATGATCGACGACTTCATCGACAGCGTTGAAGATTCGATTACTTACAAAACCGCTGGCCCTTTGATGGTGGTCGCTGGTTTGATGTCTGATGCTCAAGAATTGATGGCTCACGGCGATACAGAACGTGCCCGGCAATATCTCAACAAAGCAAAGGCTTTGATATTCCGCGAAATGCGTGGCTGATCACAGCGTGCAGGGCATGACGTGCCCTGTGCAGTGCGATCCGCACTCTGGCTAACGCCAGTATCTAAACCAACCTAAAGGAAATTTATGTCTCACGAACTCACCACTCACGCTGATGGCCGCGTCGAATTTGCATACCTCGCTTCGGACGGAACACCATGGCACGGTTTGGGTCAAGCACTCGAAGATGGCACTAGCCTCGATGCTTGGCGCGTAGCCGCTGGCATGGACTGGAAGATCAAGCGCGGTATCGTTCGCTACAACACTGACTTCGCTGGCTCACAGTTGGAGTTGCCAGAACAGCACGTTCTGTTTCGCTCTGACACAAAGGCGCCGCTCGGTGTCGTGTCCAGCCGCTACCAAGTTGTTCAGCCGGGTGACGTTGTGGAATTCTTCCGCGACATCGCACGCGCTGGTGGCTTGGAGTTGTCAGCAGCAGGAACCATCTACGGTGGCAAGCGCTTCTGGGCAACAGCCAAGATCGGCGAAGCTGCTCCCACTTCGGTAGCAGACACGATCGGCGGCTACATCCTGATCAGCACAAGCGCTGACGGATCGCTGGCCACTGAGGTGCGTCGCACCACTGTGCGCACTGTTTGCAAAAACACTTTGCAAATGGCAATGGCTGACAAGGCTTCGGTCAAGGTTTCACACCGCTCTGTGTTTGATCCAGAATCAATTAAAGATTTCATGGGTCTGAACACTGCGGCTTGGGACGCCTTCCGTGCCAACGTGACGCGCCTTGCCAACATCGAGTTGTTCGAAGAAGAGGCCGGTGAGATCACCGCCAACATCTTTGGCAACGGCGAGAAGGTTCGCGAAGCTGCGGGCTTCAAGAAAGTCATGTCGTTGTTCAACGGCGCCGGCATGGGCGCTCAGATGGACGGCGTGATGGGTACACGTTGGGGCTTGCTCAACGCGTTCACAGAGTACGCTGACCACCACGTCCGTGCTCGCTCTGACGAGAACCGCTTCGTGGCTTCTCAGTGGGGCGCTGGCGCTGACCTCAAGCAGCGCGCTCTGTCTGCTTTGATGCCTGCTTGATCGTAGCGTGTAGGGCACCCGCTGGGTGCTCTATGCAGTGCGATCGCACTACCGATCTGACCGGATGTCAGAACCTTTTGGAGATTGACCATGGAAACACTTATTCGCCGTGAACGCTGGGGCAACAAAAGCTGGACAGCTGAGACCAAAGAAACGTTTGATTTGAACGGCCGCACTGCTCGGCTCAGCATCACAACTTCAAAGAATTCTTCTGGTGACTTGGCCACCTACGCCAGCATTGGTTTTGTAAACCAGCCCGGCATTGTGACGTTTGCCATCTTTGCCGATTACTTCAAGGTCCTTGAGATTGGCAAGAAGGTTCGCTGCACCGACAAGAACGTTGCTGCTCAACAAGCCCGCGCCGTTGCGCGTTGGGCTGAGATCAAAGAAAAAGTTTTTGAATTTTACGGGGTGCCTGCATGAACTACAACAACTACCACGCCGTCTTTACCAACAAGGTAAAGGACTACGACTTCTACACCTGCCGCCGGGCTTTGCTCGACTGCCACGACACCCTGAAGATTTGGGGTGAAGACATCAACCCTGACTACGCGGTCAGGCTTTGGGCGGAGATCGACGCCTTGCGCGATCGCCAAATGAAATTGAAACAGAAGGAGCTCGCATGAGTACGTACTGGGAAAGCAAAGGCCTGTATCAGGCCGAGGCAGATGCGCTTGAAAAACTGCTGCCAATTTTTGGTGAGGTGCCTGACAACAAGGTGACCAACAAATACCTTGAGAAGTTTCGCAAGGCCGTGAATTGCTATTACGACTTGTACAACAACGGCCTGTGCAATCGGGCTCGTGAATTCAGCACCGTGTTTCGCATACCCGGCGTGCCCCGGGAGATCAAGCAGAACTACGGATACAACTTCTTGGTGTCCTCAGCAACTGAAACCGCCATCGATGCGAAAATGGATCAGATCGTTTTGCTTGCTTACGAAGAACAACTTCTCTTGGGAAAGGTAAAGCCATGAACTACGCCTTTGCAGCCGTCTACGCCTTCGGGCTTATCGTCCTCTTCATGGATCTCATGGTGTGGAGGCCGTTTTGATTGACGACTT